GGTGAAACGTGGGATTCAGTCCCTATCCGAATCGATCCGGGTAAACTGAATCTCGTACCCAAGAAGGCGACGGCCCTTCGTATTGCCATTACAGAGCCCGTCCTCAACGGGATGTTTCAGATGGCTGTGGGCGACCACATCGAAGCGCGCCTAAAGCGCTGGGGGATTGATCTTAAGAACCAAGGTCGTAATCGGGATATGGCGAGAGCCGCGTCCCTCGACAACCTAGGTGCCACGGTCGATCTCAGTGATGCCTCAAACCTTATAGCACGAGAAGTGCCGTTTGAGCTCCTCCCTTTGGACTGGGCTACATTCCTCGTGAGAGGAAGAACCGGTACCATTGACTGGCTTGGTCGGGAGACCGAAGTCCAGTGGTTCTCTAGCATGGGTAACGGGTATACTTTCCCGTTACAAACTCTGATCTTTTGGAGTTTAGCTAGGGCGTGTATGGACGAAAACGGCGTAGGCAGCGATGCCGAGCGTTTAGCCGTATACGGTGATGACATTATCCTACCCTCGGCTTCGCTAGCCCTGCTACGCGAGGTCTTTACGGTACTAGGATTTGTCGTCAATGAGAGGAAGACCTTCCACGAGGGCCCGTTCAGGGAATCTTGCGGAGGTGATTACTATCTTGGGACAGACGTGCGACCGTACTTTCAAAAGAAGCCGGTCTGTGCACGGACCCTTTTCGCGCTACATAATTTTTATAAGCAGCGCGGGATGGAGGACGACGCGAAATACGTCGTCAGCCTTATACACCCCAACTTGCGCGACTACGGTCCGCAAGGTTGGGGAGATGGGCACCTCCATACGGCCGATGGGATGTATCTTCGCAAGAAGCGCCATCACATGGACGGCTGGTCGGGTTTTACCTTCCGCACTCGGTCACTCGTTTCTCGTCGGGATGACGCGGAACGTACTCCTACAGGCGACCTCGCCTATGCGCTTTACCGCGCCTATCTGGGGCAAAGGACGAAAGTCTTTACCCTTAAGATTGAGGACCTGCTCTATCCGAGAGCTTTGGACGGAACTGTTAAACCGGGACGCCACCTCATAGACCGCTTGAACTTGTTCAAGTATCGTCTTAAGGGACAGAACGGTTACCGCGTTCGCGGGAATGGTTACGTTGACGTGACTGTTGCGCCTGAATCGACCTTCAAAGGGACTCGTCTCATGGACGATCTGCCCTTGACGGAGGAGGACACTTCAGAGATGGTAACTATCTACACAATGGGCTAACTTTTTTGCCCGCTCCTTTTGAGCAAAC